GTCTGGCGCGAACGATATCGGGCATATCCGCGCGCTCTGTCAGCGCGATGGTGTCGAGCAGGTTCGCCAGTTCGACCGGCTGTTTTGCCGTGAGCAGGCGCTGCGCGGCCAGTGCGACCTCTTCGGCAAGCAGGCACGGCGTCGGACGTCGACCGACCGGCATGGTGAGGCCATAGGTCATCGCATAACGGGCAATTTCCAGCGCCCCGGCGATATCGTCAGCATCGAGACGCCAGAGCATGACCGTCATGACAATGTCATCCTGCGCACCCTTGCCGTTTTCGAGGACGCCAGCGACCCAAGGCAGGTAGAACGGCAGCAGCTCGCGCTTTTTCGCGGCTTTGCGCTCTTTGGAGCTGATTTGTTTTAGCGTGCGGTTGTCTGCGGCCAGCTTAACGAGCATCTGCTCATAGGCAGTTGCATTGCGCAGCGGGACAGCAGCCCGCTGCGCAGTTTCAGAGGCCGAGACCCGCATCATGTGACGCGCTGCGGGACTCGTCATGGCTTATTCCCCGCCTTCCGGTGCTGCAGGTGCGGTGAATTCACCGAGCTTGATGTTTTCAATCAGGCAACCGGCGGCGTAAGCCTCGACCACATAGTCAACATTCATTGACTCGTAGTTTTCGATGCGGTCTTTCTTCGGGTTCTCGATGATGCTGCGACGGTGCGCGTCATCCATGAAGTAAATAGACAGGTTATCGAGACGCGTCACCAGCAGCGCATCTGCCGGGAAATACGGCACGCGCACGGCTGGCAGGTTGCCGATACGTTTCTGGCTGATGATGATGTCAGCGGCCAGTGACTCGGTGTTTTCCTGCTCTTTGTTGACGATAGGGAAATATTTATCCGCCATCAGCTTACGGCCGGTGATGACAACCAGCTCCGGGTCATCCTGATAAATCTCGTCAATCAGATTGCCGGTGGCATCCATAACCAGCGCGTCGAGGTTCGCATAGTCGCCGTTTTTACCCACGCGGATCACGTCGGAAATAACAGCCCCTTCCTCATCGGTGATTTTGGACATCACGCGCGCAGGTGCTTCGTTGCGGTACTTCTGCAGCCAGCCGGTCGCCACGTCCTGCAGCAGTGGATTTTTTTTACGGTCAGACGTCGCCGCGCGCTCGATGCCGTTGAAACCGGCCATGATGAAATCGAGGGACTGACGTTTGATGATGGCGTCACGGATACGGGTCTGGAAGTCCTGGAATCTCGCCCACAGATCAAGCTGTTTGTAGCGGATATGGAAGTCAAAGTTAATCTGGTCACACTCATATTTATGTGACTCCAACGCAGTAAAATCAGCAGTTTTGCGCTCATCATCACCGGCGGTGTCGGCGGTGCTCGCAATCGTACCGTTAACACCGACCCCGACTTTTTCACCTTTCAGCTCGTCGACCGGCACGATGTTGATTTTGGTCAGAAACGCGGATGACATCTGCAGGGTGTTCATCAGGGTTTGCGTGACCGATGGCTCGACGGTGAATTTCTTCGCCACATCATCGGTGGAAATACCGTTCAGCTCCGCGACGCGGGACAGGTAGGCATTAAATTTGAAGCGGGTCTCTTTACGCATGGTTATTCCTGTTCGGGTAATAGGTATCTGGCCGGGCATCACGCCCGGCGGTTTATCAGCAGTTGGTCAGCAGCTCGTCGCCAGTGCCGCCTTTTGAAAGCTCGCGGCGCGGCTGGCGCTGGCTTTCGGTGTTATCGAGGGTGCTTTTCAGGGAGGTAAACGCCTGCGCGTTTTCATCGACTTTGCTAGTCAAGTCCTGCTTAAGCTGTGCAAAAGCGGTCTCCAGCTCGGTGACGCGCTGGTCGGTGGCGGTGAGGTTGGTTTGCACCTGCTCGGTGACGGTTGTTACAGCCTCATGAACATCGGCGAAACGTGCGTCATCGCTGGCCTGCTTACGGCCAAAAATGGCTTTAACCATGTCGGTCAGGCTGTTGAGCATGGTGTCGGGAATGTCCTCAAACTCCAGCTCAGCCAGTGTGGCGACGGAAAAGACGTTTTCAGGGTTGGCCTTAAAGCGCTGCAGAGGATTGTGCTTCGCGTTGCGACAGAATTCGAGGTACTCGGTACCGAGGCTCGCCGGGTCATCAGTGACCGCAAGGCCGACGAGGTAGCATTTGCCGGTATTGGCAAAATTCGGCTGAATCTCCATTGAGGTGTAGACCTTCTGACCTGCTTTATTCAGTGCGATAAGGTCATCGGTCGGGGAAATTTTGGAAAACAACGCCCATTTGCCGTTAAGCGCAGAGTCGTCGTCTATTTGCTCGGCTTTCAGCTCGGCCACATCACCATAACGCCTGAACACGCTATCGGGCAGCAGACCGCGAATGTGCTCAAGATTAATGCGGCAACCATAGACGCGCGGGTCATAGGTTTCGGCCATTTCACGAATATCACCGCCGCTGAGAATACGGCCATCGCAGGTGTCACCCTCGACGCCGATGCGAAACCATTTAGAAACTTTCTTTGCCATTGTTCAGGTGTCCTGATGTTGGGTTTTCGGGTCGGGTTTAGTTTCCCGACTCTGCCCCTCATCAGCCACCGCTTACGCTCGTATTAGATCTGACACAACAGGCACTTAGCGCTAACTTCCCCCCATTTCCTTAGCCTTGCCCCGTGACATCAAAACGAGGTAAGCATGACCATTTCAACTGACCTTTCTCTGTTAAATGACCCGCGACGACAGGCGCGGCTATTGTACTGGCAGGGGTTCGCCGTGCCGCAAATCTGCGACATGCTGCAGCTCAAGCGCCCGACTGTGCAGAGCTGGAAACAGCGTGATGGATGGGAGGAAACCGCGCCGATTAACCGCGTTGAATCGACGTTAGAGGCGCGACTCATCCAGCTTTATGCAAAGCCAGACCTGACCCCGCATGACTTTAAAGTCGCTGATTTTCTGTCGCGCCAGATGGAGCGTCTCGCGCGCGTGAACCGTTACGGCCAGACCGGTAACGAGGTGGATTTAAACCCCAACATTGCCAGCCGTAACAAAGGGGATCGCAAAAAGCCAAAACGTAATTATTTCAGCGACGAGGCTATCGAGAAGCTGGAAGAGATTTTCTTCGACCAGTCGTTTGAGTATCAGCTCAGGTGGCATAAAGCCGGGTTAGAGCATCGCATCCGTCACATCCTGAAATCGCGCCAGATTGGCGCGACGTTCTACTTTGCGCGCGAGTCCCTCCTGCGTGCGCTCAAAACCGGGCAAAACCAGATATTTTTATCGGCCAGTAAAACGCAGGCTTACGTGTTCCGTAAGTACATCATCGCATTTGCCCGTCTGGTTGACGTCGACCTGTCAGGCGACCCGATCGTCATCGGCAACAATGGCGCTGAGTTGATTTTTCTCGGTACCAATTCCAACACCGCGCAGAGCCACAACGGCGACCTGTACGTCGACGAAATTTTCTGGATCCCCAATTTCCAGAAGTTGCGCAAAGTCGCCTCGGGCATGGCCTCGCAGTCACACCTGCGCACCACCTATTTCTCAACCCCTTCCACGCTGGCGCACGGCGCTTACCCGTTCTGGTCAGGCGAGCTGTTTAACCGTGGCCGCAGTAACCGCGACGAACGTGTCGACATCGATATCAGTCATCAGGCGCTCGCCGGTGGCATGTTATGCGGGGATGGCCAGTGGCGGCAGATTGTCACCATTGAGGACGCGCTCGCCGGTGGCTGCACCCTGTTTAACCTCGACCAGCTTAAGCAGGAAAACAGCGCGGATGACTTCCGTAACCTGTTTATGTGCGAGTTCGTCGACGATAAGGCGTCGGTATTCCCGTTCGAGGAACTGCAGCGCTGCATGGTCGATGCGATGGAAGAATGGGAGGACTTCGAGCCGTTCGCTGACCGTCCGTTTAACTGGCGTCCGGTCTGGATTGGCTACGACCCGTCACACACCGGCGACAGCGCAGGCTGTGCGGTACTGGCTCCGCCACTGGTTGCCGGTGGCAAGTTCCGCATCCTTGAGCGTCACCAGTGGAAAGGCATGGACTTTGCCGCGCAGGCCGAGGCCATCCGGGCGCTGACTGAAAAATACACCGTCGACTATATCGGCATCGATGCGACCGGCATCGGCCAGGGTGTTTACCAGCTCGTGCGCTCATTCTTCCCGGCCGCGCGCGCCATCCGCTATACGCCGGAAATGAAAACCGCCATGGTGCTGAAAGCGAAAGACACCATCAGGCGCGGGTGTCTGGAATATGACGCCGGTGCAACCGACATCACTCAGTCATTTATGGCCATCCGCAAAACCATGACCAGCAGTGGCCGCAGCGCCACCTACGAAGCCAGCCGCAGTGAAGAGGCCAGCCACGCGGATATCGCGTGGGCGACCATGCACGCGCTATTAAACGAGCCGCTTTCCGCCGGTAGCGGTATGCAAGCAACTACAATTCTGGACATCAACTACAGATGAAAAAACGCCAAAAGAAACAGCCAAAACAAACCAACATGATCGCCAGCGAACCGCAAAAAATGGAAGCGTTCACCTTTGGCGAGCCGTCACCTGTTCTGGATCGCCGCGATATCCTCGACTATGTCGAGTGCATCAATAACGGCAAATGGTACGAGCCGCCGGTCAATTTCTCGGGTCTGGCAAAAAGCTTGCGCGCCGCCGTGCATCACAGCTCGCCGATTTACGTGAAGCGAAACATTCTGACCAGTACCTTCATCCCTCACCCGTTGCTGTCCCGTCAGGATTTCAGCCGCCTTGTGCTTGATTATCTGGTCTTTGCTAACGGTTATCTTGAAAAGCGCTTGAGCGTGACCGGCCAGCTCATGAAGCTGGAAACCTCCCCGGCCAAATATACCCGTCGGGGTATCGAAGAAGGGGCTTACTGGTTCGTATCAAGCTATACCCACCCGCACCAGTTTGCCCCTGGCTCGGTGTGCCACCTGCTTGAACCCGATATCAATCAGGAGCTCTACGGGATGCCGGAATACCTTAGCGCGCTCAATTCCGCCTGGCTGAATGAATCCGCCACGCTGTTTCGTCGGAAGTATTACCAGAACGGCGCGCATGCGGGTTACATCATGTACGTGACCGACGCAATTCAAAGCAGCACCGACGTAGAAGCAATTCGAAAAGCGATGACAAACTCGAAAGGTATGGGGAATTTCAAAAATATTTTCCTCTATGCCCCTAACGGTAAATCGGATGGCATTAAGATCGTGCCGCTGAGTGAAGTCGCCACGAAGGATGATTTTTTTAACATCAAGAAGGTGAGCGCCGCCGACCTACTCGACGCACACCGCGTGCCGTTCCAGCTTATGGGCGGCAAGCCGGAGAATATTGGCTCAATGGGCGATATCGAGAAGGTGGCGCGAGTATTTGTGCGTAACGAACTGACGCCGCTGCAGGAGCGTTTCAAAGAGATAAATGACTGGCTAGGGATGGAGGTGATCCGCTTTAAGGATTATAACATCGAGACCGATTAACTCCGCCCAAAATGCCGCCTACGGGCGGCACATCCTCAGACCTCACCAGACGCCGCACACGCCACGTAACTCCGCCACCGCTCACGATCCAACCTCACCGCTCAGCGCACCGCCACGATGCACACAGACCCGCAAAATAAATCCTGTCACCACGTCTGGCGCGCAGTGCTATCCCCGCCTCGCCTGCGCGCTTAACGGGTCGCTTTTAATGCAGGTGCATCAGGAGCACCGAGCCGCGCCAGCGCTGGCGCTGGCTGGCAAATCCTGAAATAAAAAACGAATGCAAAATCATGCAATGTTGCATTTAAAATGAGGTAGGAAAATACAAGGTTGCTAGGAGCAATTTGTAATTGCTCTAATTTCACTTTACACCTTTGAAAGCGGCATAAGCACTACCCAAAGCTGCAAGCGCAGAAAGCAAAGTAGCAAAAAGCATCTTTCTTTGACTGTCTGCATTAGCTTTGTAACGTACTTGTTCCTTGTTAATGTCCGAAAGTGTCGTAATAGCTTTTCCCGTTGGCTTATAAGTGTGTTGGAATTCAATAATGTCGCCACTTTGTACAAGGGAGTCCAGACACAGTTGAAGATCTTTTTGCATTCGATCTTTATCATCATGATAAATCCATAACTTACCAGCAACATCATTCATTATTTGCCACTTACTAAAATGGTTTTCGCCTACTTGCTCTCTATAAATCCTTACCACTGAGCTTAAAACGCTCATGACATCTGTAATATCTTGCTTACGTTGCCTATATAGATATTTCTCTCTACTGAACCGAATATTTTGCCAGTCAGACTTAACCCTAAAACTAAATTCCGAAAACCAACTTAAATCTGATAAAGAATTAAACCTCAATTCATGAGCATGGTAATAATAAATACCTGAGAAGGAATTTAAAGTAAGTTCTTTAGGGTTAAGCACTGCGTCGATACAAAACATCTCTTCATTATCATCCCATCTACGTGCAATCACTTGCCCATCCGTGTAACGATCGAATAAGTATCTGACCCCTTGATTATCAACTATATACACCGAATACATGTCATAATGTATTGCATTCTCATACATCAAACTTATTTTCCCATTATCGGGAGTTCTTTTTTTCTCAAATTTTTCAAGTGACTTGATAATGCTCATATGACACCGCACTCATGATTATTGATTTAGACGGATTTTAGCCATTTAAGAAGGACACTACCAGCATATCAATCCACTCTTCCACGGATGCATATTTGAATTTTTTATCTCCGTAAATCACTGTTGCCCCACGTGCCAGCGCGTCGAGTTCCCACCGTTCCGGGGTAATGCCCTCCTGAGCCAAATCGAAACGAATTTTTGCGACGCGATCTCTTTCGGGCTTCGTCATCCTGGCTGATGGCGCTTGTTCGCTCGTTTTAAGCGGCGCATTGCTTCTTTGCTGGCGATTTTTGCGCGGTGCACCAGCTTTTAACGCGCCGTTAAGCACTTTCACGACGTCTGGCTCATTCCAGCCGATAACCTCGTGCTCAATCAGATTTAACACCGCTGCGGCTTGCTCAGACGGTGTAGGGGTCATAACTGGATCGCCACCGCCGGTGAGCTTTCCACAGTTATTGACAGGACTCCGAGGCGCGGCAGAGCCGCTTTTTAAGGTCAAAGGCTCAACGGCCAAAACCTTTGGAACGATTCGCCATTCGGCTGTACGGGTTACATGGACCCGGTGCGCCCCGAGATGAGGGGCATAAATACCGACCACCCTCTCGATATCTTCTTCGTACTCATTAACCTCATCCGTCACCTTA